ATGGACCGCTTTAGGCGCGGCAACTTCATTACCTTGGCAACAGACGATGTGGAAGAAAGTGAATTTAAAGACCTTGTGCCCGAGTACTATTGACGATTAAAATGTCCAAACTAATTCCTTGGCCGGGGTAATATGACAAAGAAATCGAAATACGACATGCCTGCTGTCCAGAACTTTGCGTTTGGCGGCATTGCCAATCCTTCGCAAAGACCGTTCTTGCGCGGCTCGGACAAAGCGTATCTCAATGAACGTCAGAAAGAGCTGGACGCATTTGAAGAACAGCGCATGGCTTACAACACGGCGCTGCAGGATTGGCAGACCAACGTGTACAACCCATATACGGAGCAGGTTAGCGCGTACAACACGGCAGCGGAAAAATACAACACGGACGTTTACAACCCGTACAAAGAGCAGGTAGGCACTTACAACGCAGCGGCGCAGAAGTACACCACGGATGTCTACAACCCCTACAAGACGCAGTATGACGAGTACGTCAAAGCGGTGGAAGCGTACAACGCGGGGGACCGCACTGCTGACTATGCGGGGCCTGCCGAGCCTAAGATTGCCAGCACGTTTGACTTGACGGCTCCCAAGGAGATCACGTCGTTTGACATGACTGCACCGACTGCGCCAAAGGATTTTTCTATGGCAGCCCCTTCCTTGCCGTTTAAGGAAGAGGACATTGTGAAGTACCAGCAAGAGGCGGGCAATCGTGCACGCAGGGACGCGAGCGGCCGTGCTGTGGCCATTGACGTGGTCAGCAACCCGGATCAGTTTAATTTTGGATCAATGTCCGTGAGCAACCGCTTCATGGCAAAAGGAGGCGAGGTTATGAGAGACATGGAACCTAGCGATGAAGAAGACGCATTTGCAAGGGAAGCCGAAAGAATACGGGATGAAGAACTGGCCAACTCTCCTTCCGAAGAGTATGACCGCGCTATTCTAAGCAATTACGCACGGACAATGGCAGCCGGTGTTCCTGCCGCTCCCGCAGCGGCCGCGCCCACAACAACAGCAGCGCAGCAGCTGAGTAACCTCACCAACGCTACGACAACAGCAGCAGCTCCTGTAACAGCAGCTCCTGTAACAGCAGCTCCTGTAACAGCTGCACCCACTAGCACAGCAGCGCAGCAGCTGACCAATCTTACCAACGCTACGACAGCGGCAGCGCCAACAAACACCATAGCCTCGGTCCCTGTATCACAGGCCACCAGTCAGATTACTGTTGGACAACCTACTAATACATCGGTCCCTAAGATCACAAACAATAACCAGGTTACTTCCCTTCCTAAGATCACAAACAATAACGCAGCCGTGGCTGCGCAGCCTTCCAACGTATTGACGGCGGCAATTGCAAAAAACCTGATGCACAGGTCTATGACCACTGGCGCGCCTACCTCTGAGTTTGACAGGTACGGCGGATATGCTGCGGTACAAAAACTGTACGAACAAGGCGGCGGTACCTACACTGGCAACGAAGTATCTGATGCAGACAAAAAGACATACGCAGCTCAGATAGCTACTACAGGTGTGGGTAACTTGTCCTTGCTAGGTGAAACAGGCACGCAGTTGACCCAGGCGGGGATTGACAGCATGCGCAGGAACGGCATTGACGAGAGCACCATTGCCAATGCCATCAAGGCGTATGGCGTAAAAGGCGTAAAATCCATAACGCCCCTGACTACAAACACCCCTGCAACAGTGTTGTCCTCAGTGACGCCAAGTGTTAACTGGAGCGTAACGCCCTCAACCTACAAAGGCGCTACTTCCACAGGTGTGTCGGGTTACTCGGGGCCTATCCCCTCTGACTTTAAAAGCATTTTTGCGGCTACTCCTGTGGGATGGAACGGCACGTCTTTGACGCCCAAAAAACCAGACAATTCTGCGGCTCCAGGTGGCGGGGGATTGAGCACGCCAGAGACAACGCCAATTACTGCTTCAAGCGTGCCGACGTTTGACTACACGTCTCGAGGGGTAGGCTCTGCCATTAACAACATCTCTATCCCCACCTTTACCATTGGGCAGGCAAAAGAGTATGTGAAGGCCACAAACCCTACTAACTATTTCAACATTGCCAAGCCAGGGGCCCCAGGCATCAGCTCGGGAACCACGGCCATCGGGCCAGCGGACATGCCAGTGCCAAGTGCGCTGACTACACTGGGTGCGATTGGCGCAAACAAGAACTTAACACCTACCATGCTGGGCGGAATGGAGAACGCGGGCTACCGAGTAGACCGCCTGGGCAACAGAATTTATGCACCGGCGGCAAAGCCTTTGTACGGTTTTGCCAAGGGCGGTGACGTGAACATGGCAGACATCCTGGCCATGAACACCGAGACCTTATCCGACGAGAAGCCTGAGGAAGTCATCCTCACAAATCCCGTGGGCACAGCGCAGAAGTTCTTGGCTGACCTCAGTAGCGCGGGCAAGGCGTCCCCCACACGCCAGTCTGTCAAGCGCACGAAGACGTCCGCTGGCGGCGGTGCAACTGCTGAAAAGGCAATGCAGATGGCCTATGAGGACATCGCCAAGGGCGACCTGGGTGCAATGAAGGACAGGCCTCCCGCAATGAAAAACACGGAGTCTGCGCGTGCGCAGATGGAAGAGCTTGCCAGGGTCTACCAGATGAAGATCAGGTCAGCGCAGAACGCGGCTCGCGGCCTGTCTGCAGATACCTTCGGCGCGCCGACCTTGGAGGGTGCAACACTGACCAAGGGCAAGCTGACCAAGAAACGCTTTGCAGAAGGTGGTGAAGCAAAAAAGCCTGAGGGGGAGCTGACGCAAGAAGAGATAGATGCAGCTTCCCGTCCAGCGTTTGTAACCCCCTCCTCTGGCAAAGGCCGCAAAGAAGGCAATATCAGCAAGCAACTTAAGTCTGGTGATGCGTACATCAACATGGCCAAGGGCGTGACAGAGCTGCCCTATGATATTGCAGGCGCACCCATGGACATAGCGATGCTGGTTCGTCAAGGCTTGACAGGGCAAGCACCTGCAGGCCAGGTAGGCACAAGCGACTACATCAAAAGCAAGATGACAGAACTGGGCATTCGCCCGGCACCGCCTGCTGATCCAACGTCCAAGGGTTTCTACACAGCCGGCGAACTCTTGTCCAACCTGACCAACCCTGCGGGCGTCACACGCTCGGCAGTTAAGGGAGCACAAAAGACGGCCGAGGCAGCCACTGATGTGGCCAAGGACTTCCAAGAATACAACCGCCAACTGACTGTGCCAGGCGCGTCGTATGCTGTTCGCCCGACGGGCAGCACAGTAATGACTGGCCCGATCGGCATGAAAGAAGATGTCAGCAAACTTGACCAGGTGCTTAAGAGCGGTATGAACAATGCAAAAGCAGCTGCTGGCCAAAACGACGGCCAAGCCTTGATTATGCAGGACTTCTGGGACAAGAAAGCACGCAACTACTTTACTCGTCAGTTTGGTACGCCAGATGATCCTATTGCAAGGGGTATTTCCAACAGGCAAATTAAAGGCACGGCATTGGAAGAAGATTTCCCTGAGTACCTGATTGATCAAATTTCAGCAGGCAAGACACGGGTTAAAGAAGGTACAAGACCAGAGGGCTTTGTTGGTCCTGGTACACCTGAGTCAAGGTTCTTTCCCAAGTACCCACGGGCCATGGAAGATTTTACGTCTCGCTATGACAAGGCCACAGGTATCAGAGGCGGCTTAATCACTTTGGACCCAAAAGCGGCCAACCCAAATTATTCCAATCTTTTGTCAGATGAGGGAAAACTGGAAGGCCTCGTGGCAGAGTACAAAGAACAGGACAAACTGCTTGCACAAGGGGTGCGGCCAGAACTAATGAACACAGCAGTTGGCACAGTTACAAGGTCGGCCACGGACAAGAGCAAAGTTATTGGTGACGGCCCTGATTCTGCCAAAGCCTTGTTAGAGGCTTATGAAGAAGCAAAGCAGTTTGGCAAACTGGACGAGCCCCAGAAGACCAGCTTTATCAACCAGCTTTTTGGTGAAGGTCGTAAAATTATGGGCAAAAACGAGGCAGAAGTTGGTAAAAACTTGCTGCCTGAAAACGTCAGAACAGCAATTGATAAGGGCGAGCCCATCTACGACGTTGACTTTATGCGTGAACCGTTGACAAACTTATTTGACCCGGTGTCAATCAACAAGTACCTGGCCAGCATTCCTCCTCGCGAGGCTGCCAACATCCGGTTTGAAGATGCCGTTAAAGGTGGCTTAAAGATGAAGGAGAAGACCGCAGAGATGGAAAATGCGATTAGTCGCATCAAGGCCAACAAACCGGTGGCAGATACTGTGTTTTCTCAAGGCGTAAGCGCTCCATTGCTGCAGTTTGACGAAGGCCCGTTTAAAGGTTTTGCTTGGAAGCGTATTGAAAAGCGCGAGGCCACCATGCCAGAAGGCGCGTACGTCGGCCACTCTGTTGGCGGATATGAAACAGGCGGCATTGGATACACCAAAGAAAAAATGGAGGGATTTAACACTGGCAAGTACCAGGTATATACTCTTCGTGACAACCGTAATAGACCTGTCAACACAATTGAAGTAACAATGATGGATGAGTTCACACCTGTTGTAACGCAAATTAAAGGCAATGGCCGTGCCACGGGCAACACCGCACCTGAGAAATACGACAGCGCTGTTCTTAAGTTTTTACAAGACTACCTCAGGCCTGCAGCGGTAAAGGAGAAGGACGAGCTTCTGACTCCTTTGTTGAAGACGTACAAAGAAGGTGTAAATTCCACTTTCAAAATGCCTTAAAGACAGGACAAAAACATGGCAATCGAAAAAGCACTGAACCGGATGCCCACCCTTGAGGTGGTAATAGGCGGTGGCATCCCAGAACCCCAGTCAGACATTGAAATCATCATTGAAGAAGACGGTGGTGCAATCGTTGAGATGGGCGAGAAGGATGCCGAGGAAGTAGACTTTTACAGCAACTTGGCAGCGGTCATTGAGCCGGACGTCTTGGCCCAAATCGGTATTGAAGTAGCCGCTTTGTTTGAGGCCGACAAGGGCTCCCGCTCTGAGTGGGAGTCCATGTACGCCAAGGGCCTGGACCTTTTGGGCTTTCGCATGGAAGAGCGCACCAAGCCCTTCCGTGGCGCGTCGGGCGCGACCCATCCTATGTTGACCGAGGCCATCATTCAGTTCCAGGCACAAGCCTTCAAGGAGCTGATGCCTGCTGGTGGCCCTGTTCGCTCGCAGATTATGGGCAAAGAGACGGTCGAGAAGTTCCAACAAGCCGGCCGTGTGCAGGACTTCATGAACTACCAGCTTACTACGGTGATGGAAGAGTACACACCTGAGTTCGACCAGCAGCTTTTCTACACTGGCTACGGTGGTTCAACCTTCAAAAAGGTCTACTACGACTACCAACTGGGCCGCATGGTGTCAAAACTGTGTTTGGCAGACGATGTTTACATCCCGTACAACGGCTCAAGCGTCGTGTCCCAGTGCCCACGCCTGACTCACCGCATTGCAATGGACTCAAACGAGTACCGAAAGCGCGCTTTGGCAGGTGAGTACCTCGATGTGTACCTTGATACCTACGCTTCTCCTGCTGATGCAAGCCAAATCCAGGAAGCAATCGACAAAGTTACTGGTATTCAGGCTACAGATGACGTTGGTGAGATATTTTTGCTCGAGCAACTGGTCGATTTGAACCTCCCAGGCTTTGAGGACATGGACGAGGACGACGAAGAGACCGGAATCAAGCGTCCATACGTAGTCACCCTTGCGGAAGACACCTTGAAGGTGGTCGGAATCCGTCGCAACTGGAAAGAAAACGACGAAAGATTTACGCGCCGCAACTATTTTGTGCATTACGTGTTGGTCGAGGGCCCTGGTGCTTACGGCTTGGGCTTTGTTCACCTCATTGGAGGCCTTGGCAAGGCCGCTACAAGCGCTTTGAGGCAGTTAATTGACGCAGGTACGCTCGCTAACTTGCCCGCAGGCT